CGTCTGAGATAATGCATATTGTTATAGATACCTATCAAAAGGTGTTGGATGGGATGAAGCGCAATATGGAAGGGATGAAACAGGTGAATTTTGAATGATAGAGCTACTTACAGAGTCCATATTCAAAATAGAAGAAAATCAAGACAATTTAACGGTTATCACGGTCAATCAGCAATGTCATGATGGATTGGCACGTGTGGCCTTATATAGTCAAAAAATAATTCTTACCGAATATGGGCTTGATGCGCTTGAAAAGAATTTAAAACGACTCCTTTTGGAAATCCTACGATACAAAAATAAAGATACTTTGTTAGGGATAACCAATGAAAATGAAAAGATGTCCAAGCTGCAATAAAGAACAGCAGTGGGACGAGTTGTGGGGTTTTGCTAATCAGCTTTGTCCTGAATTTTGTAATTTTACTTTTACTGAGATTTTACCGATGAGTATAGAAGATTGCTGGATTGATGTTGATGACAGGCTGCCTGAAGACAGGAAAGAGGTAATGTATTTTGCGATTAACCCAATGGGTGGAAAAGAAATCATGACAGGTCATCGTGAGAATGGCAAATGGACACATTGCTGTCTTTGGTACTCAACCCAAATATTAAATGATGATGTGGCTGTGACCCATTGGATGCCATTACCTGATTATCCAATAACCGAATAAGGTGAAATTATGTATGACTTTTTAGCTCTACCCTTAACTATTTTGTGCGCAGGGATTGCGTATGCTCTGATGATTTGGGCATCAAAACAATGAAGGATTGATTTTGCTTTATGAAAAAATTAAGACCGTATCAAAAAGAAGTGCTTGATAAGCTCAAAGCACGCCTAAAAGAAACTGAAGGGCCATTGTTAGTTAATGCAAGCGTTGGTGCTGGTAAGTCTCTTATCATAGCTGAATTGCTGATGGTGATTGAGAAAGCTGGCTGGCGTGCGCTTTGCCTTACAATGAATAGCACGCTCATTCGTCAAAATGCTGAAACCTATAGACTACAAGGTGGTAATGCTGGTATTTATTGTGCGGCTTTGGGTCAAAAGGATTCTGAAGAGCCAGTAATATTTGCCTCACCCCTTTCAGTAAGGGGCAGCATAAAAGCGAAAGGCAAGTTTTCAAAAATACCATTCAATCTCATTGTTGTCGATGAATGCCACAATATCAACTTTAATGAAAAAGATACGACCTACATGCGCATATTTAATCATTATGCACTGTATGCTCAACAGGAAGGACACAAGCTTCGTTTCGTAGGGCTCACGGGGACGCCCTACCGTGGCAAAGGCCACACAATAGTCGGTGATAAATTATTCTTTCAAGAAGAGGTCTGCGCGATTACTGCTGATTGGCTCATTAAAGAAGGGTATTTAACCAACCCTATTTGGGGTTATTGCGAAAAGACGCTTCAATACGATTTTCAGGAATTAAAGGTTAATTCCATGGGGCGCTTTAACTCAGTTGACTTAGAGGCGTGTGTCAATAAAAAGCCGCGCTTGACTGCCAAAATTATGGCGGAAGTGGTAGAGATTGTGAAAGACAGGAAAGGTGCATTTATTTTTGCAAGCAGCATTCAGCATTGCTCTGAGTGTGCTGAATGGTTACCACCTGATGAGACTGCCATTATTACCGGGAATACGCCCGATCATTTGCGTGATGAATACATAACCAAGGCACGACTTGGGATAATTAAATATTTGGTGAATGTGAATGTTCTATGTACAGGCGTTGATGTACCTACTTATGATACTGTTGTGTTTGTTAGACCTACTGAGTCCTTGGTCTTGTATATACAGTGCTTGGGTCGCGGGCTTCGATTGGCAGATGGTAAAACCGATTGTCTTATTTTGGATTATGCCGGTAACCTTGATAGGCATGGTGACATTGACAATCCAGTGATTAACAAAGCGCTGTTGCAAAACCGTGAAGGTAATCCCGATTACTGTATTGAGTGTTACAGTTGCAATGCGATGAATACCGTGACCGCCAGACGATGTATTGGCACCAAAGATGACTCACGATGTGATCACTGGTTTGAATGGAAGGATTGTCCCGGATGTGGTGTTAAGAATGACATTGTGTCGCGTCAATGCAGAGCGTGTCACACAGAGCTTATCGATCCCAATCGAAACCTTAAAGAGATAGCCTCTAATAAAAATAGAATCTTGCTGGATGTGAAGGAAACGCAGTACGGAATATCTATTGTAAATGGTTCACCACGCTTCGATATCACTTACCTATTGAACCCAAAAACAAACCCTACCCAATACATTAAAGCCCAAGAAAACTTCCTGTTAAGCACTGAAAAGGCTGTGCGGTTCTTTTATCACACGGTAGTTAAGCAGCATTTTGTTCATCCTCATCAAGCCTATGGGCGATTGCAGAATATGGCTTACTTAAAGAGTATTCTTGAAAACGGTGAGCTGCATTCACCGGTTCAAATTGATTGCATTGAGCAAGACATGAATCGTCTTAAGGTGGTTGAGAAATATTTTGACCATCCAATGGTTGATGAAGATGAGCGGGAATTGGATGTGATTCATACGTTTTTTGAAATAGCCCGTTTTACCAATCAGGTGATATTTGAGTATTTGGTGCGTGAGAACAATGAGCTGCGGCTTATCAAAGATCAATACAGAATTCGCACACCAAGTTCTTATGCTAGATTTGCTAAAAACTATGGATCAACCCTTGGGGATACCATTGAGAAGGTCGCAGAGAATCAAAGCCACATTCGATTCCCGACAAAGATTTGGGTTGATCATAAAGATAAAATGAAACGCTTTAGTGAGAATGGTGATTTGATTTCATGGGATACCCACTGGAATACGATATTGCCAAGAGTAAGCCTGCGCTATGCCTATGACAAATGGTGCCAAATAGTCAAGATGGAAGTGTTTAATAGCACCATTGCATACAGTCGGGAAATGAAATCCTTCAAATGCTATAGAGTATCTTTACATGGATATGTCAAGGCAATGAATGATTGGAATGAAGAATACGATAAATTGGTTCATGCGTCTTGCAAGATTCATGAAATAGATTTGGACAGGTTAAATAACAAGGAATTCAGGGCATTTCAGGTGATTGCTAACGGACGCCATGATGAGGACATCAGTAAATGGCAAGACCATTCAGGCAATGAATTTGAAAAGCTGGATTCTTTTAACTGGAAGGATTAGATGAGTGAATTTAATAATGAAGATATAAAAGGACAATTTTTTCTTATAATTTTTATTATAATCATTATGGTGGCTTTTTTAATATGAATGACTTCACGAAAGAAGAACTAAAAATATTGTTCTTGGAGCTGAACATTGTAATCAGACATTGGGGTGAAGCCAAAGAATATAAATATTACCCAATACTAAAAGACAAAATCCAAACCATGATTGATGATTATTGTGAGCATGAGCGATCAAGCGGATGCCTTGATTGCAATACGGCAATGTGTCTTAAATGCAATAAAAGGTGGGAAGATGATTAATAATGGACAGACTAATTGAAAAATATTTAGGAAAGACCGTTTATATCAAACGAATGGATATTGATGGGTTAATATGGATTAAGGAAGCTTAGGTTGCAAGAATAACAATTAACTATAATTTATGGAATAATGATAATTATGTGTTTCATCTTGACCCTGATTTTGGTAATTGTAAAAATGAAAATTTTTGGATTCAAATAGAATTTGTCGATTCAATCTTTTTATCAAAAGAAGAATGTTTAAATAGTATTTATAAAGATATCCATTTACTAAAAGAAGAAAATCCCGATTTAAAAAAACATCCAGTTAGTTTGCTTAAAATCTGAATAACATCGAATACTATAAATACTATCGCCTTATACGGTCTGGTTATTGAAATAATCAGACTTAGTGCTTTTTTAGTATACAACTCAGTCAATAGGTATAATTCATACCAATTTTGTACTTGTACTATACTGGTCAAAAACAGGTCTGCAAATTGGTCAATAATTTAACCGCTTTTTTGGTATATTACCTGATCGAAATAGTTAGTTATTATATCATCTGATAAATAATTGCCTATAACACGAATGCAAGCGTCTAAATCCCAACAACAAGCTGCTGCAAAGCCATTTTTAACTTGACGAGCCAAAAATTCTTTTTGCTCTTTCGTTGGGTAATTACCTTCAACCTTGATTTCAACCCATAATCCGCTTTTACCCTGTTTGGGTACTCCGATGAAAACATCTGCAACCCCACGTTTCACCCCCATGCGTTTTAGTAACCGTCCTTGTTGAATGCTGCACTTTCGTTCATTGGCAAAATGGTAGCTGTTTTCTTCAGCTTCCGGGTGTACTTGGCGCAGCCAGTTCATTACGTTTAAGTGTGCTATTTGTTCATCTTTCAGCATTTCCTTGCCTCATCATAAGTGCCACATCCTTGGCACGTTGTCCGACTTGAGTTGCCCATTTGCTGTCTAGGGCTTCGATTGATGCTTTGGTGTAGTCTTTGGCGGTGAGTGCCATGATCATGCGTCTAAATCCTAATAGACGCGCAATGCCCATGTTAAAGCACATATTTAATAGGGCGTCTTGTACGTTTTGGGGTTGGTCAACAAACCATGGGAAGGGTGCCAGCTCTCTTTGACAGCGAGCGAAATCGTTATCAAAAAGATAGTCACCTTCTTCTTTAGAAATCCCATTGTCATCGATATTACGTCCCCATCCTATCGTCACCTTCCCCACTGTATCCAAATAGGGATGCGATCTGAAGCTCTCGTGTTTCTTGATCCAGTCCTTTACGTTCGTCATCACAATAGTCCTCATTGTAATAGTTCCATCCAAAAGCACGCACCGCATAGTACATCATGGATGCCCGCAAAGTTGACACACCGTCATTTTTCAACATGTGATAAAAGATTAAATCGGTTTGATAGCGTGAGAAATCACAGGTTTTACGATAAAACCAGTCGTGAATAATGGCAGGTCGTATCAGTGACGAATGTGATGGCGCCATGATGGGCCATGCAACGCGCGGGATGCTTGCCAAATCAGTTTCAAAGTTGGCAGGAATATAATATTCATTGCCATTTATCTTAAAAACCACTTTGTGGCATACCTGATAATGATAGCCAAACATAGGCTTAATACAAATAGGTGTCAAAATTTCTGTCTTAAGGTGCCTTTCACTAGCGCACCCAGACAGAAAACTACAAACACCTAGCGCCAATACTAGGTTTTTCATACGATTACACTGTAGGTATTTGGCGATACCATACATGAGCCACGAATGTGCTGTCGCCAGTCGTGAACGCACCTGTGATGTTAGACAGGTACAAGCCCTTATTCACAGTAGTACTAAACGGTAAGGCCACAACGCCTGCGTTCATAGTGAATGTGGTGCTTGCAGCAGCTTGGAAAGTAGCAGCGGCCAAAGTGGACGATGCAATAGTACCTGCGCCGTTTGCAGTGGAGTCGTATTGAACAGCGGCAACGCCCCCAGCAGCATAGTTTGCAGAAACGTAAGTCATCGCTAATTGAAGCTGATCTAAAACTAGCAATGTATTCGCACCACCGGCTGCAACAAGCAGTTTAGGAGCGGCATACATTCCATTAAATTCAGCAGCAGTAATTGGAACCGCAACATACTTTCTGATTAGCGGGCTAATCATAGAAGAAAGTACCTTGTTAGCCCCAATTGCAGTGACGCCAGCATTGGAGATGGTTACATCCCCTGTCATTGCAACGCCTGTGGCTACGTTTGAAGCATTACCTACAAACACACGACCGTTTAAAAGACTGTTGCTTAAGCCGCCAGCAGCAGGGTTTGCAACGAATGTGGCATTGGCTGCATCGTATTTAAACCAGTTCACTATGAAATCAGGTGCGTAGGATATTAAAACGATGTCTGTATCTTG